AAAAACTGGAACAAAAAATTAGATTGTGATTATTTTACTACCATTAGAATAACTACACATGAAAAAACAGAATATTACTTTGATAGTTTAGGGAAAATATTTAGTGTCTTATTAAATAATAAAGAATACTGTAAAGCAAAATTAGTTTCAATGAGAAGAGAAACTTTACAACAAATAACAAATGAAAGATTAAATTATACAGATGCAGGTTTGACAAAATTGGAATTTTATAATCTAATGCAGAAGTTCTATAGTAAAAAAAATTATTGGAAAAAATATAATACTTATTGTTTAATTTTATATTTTAAGAAAGTAAAAATATGATGCGGTATTACTGTCCTAACTGTAAAAAAGAAATCAAGTATAATGCTGATTTAGAAGGTTATTATTGCAATTATTGTGGTGGTTGGTGGCAAGAGTTTGAAGTTAAGATGCAGAATGATGATTTAGATGATTTGAGCAATCACCTGTAGGGGGTTGACATAATGAATAAATGTATGTTATACTTAAATAAAGGGGAAAAATGTATAGAATAAGTGATGTAGTAGAAAATACTTGTAAGAAGCTAAAAATTCATTATGAATCTCCTCATCATGATAAAATTTTAGATTATCAAGCAGATATAGATAAATTATCAGAGCTTTATTTACAATTAAAAGAAATTATAGGTGATTTAAGTGAATTAGAAGATAAATATAAAGGATTAAGGGGAGTTTCTGGACTGATTAAAAAAGACATTAAAATGCTTACAAAAATAGACCATGACATAGTAATAGAAGCGAATAAAATTATTCGCAGGAAAGAAAGGAATAAATAATGCCTTACATTAAAAAAGAGAATAATCGAAGAGAAAAATTACAAAAAGGAGCTACTGCTTTAAATGCAGGAGAATTAAATTATCAAATATTTTATTATGTAAAACATAATTATGAAAATCATACAATTTATGAACGAGATATAAATACAATAAAATTATTTATTAGACAATTTTTAGAAGAGAAACCCAATTATCAAAAATACAATGATATTACTGGATGTTTAATTAGATGTTGTAAAGAAATAAATAGAAGATTGTCTCTTCATTTAAAAAAGGAGTTTGATTATATTTTAAATCGTTACGATGAAGAAATTGCAAAGTATGAAGATATTAAAATCAAAACTAATGGGGATGTTGAATGAGTAATGAAAAAGTTTTAACTACTTATCTTGCAGGGTTTATAGAAGCCAATCCTAAAGAGGCTTTTAATTGGAGAGATGATGCTTATAAAGAATTATATGACCCTGAAAAATTATTTGTTTATGACCCTATTAGACAAGAAGCTTCTAAGACAGGTAAAAAAGCAGGGGAGCATGTTGATTATGTAATAGGATTAAAAAAAGCAGGAAAGTATGATAAGTTTGATAAGGAGATGGATAAAATTTGGTTAGGCAATATTAAAAGAACTCATGATTTTGCACGATTATTTAAATTATTACAAGACCGAGCCTTAGTAGATGGCAATGTGGAAACCGAAATGCGAGTATGGGGGGATTACGAAGCTGTGGCGAGGTCAGATTTTATAATAGCTTTTATGAGAAAAGATATTCAAACTGTAGGAACTATTGGAGAAATCTTTGAAGCAATGATTTTAAATATTCCTGTTTATTTAATTATAGATGCTCCTAAAACAGAAACGAATTCAACACTTTTATATTGGGTAAGATATTCAGGAGGAGACATTTTCTACGAATTGAAAGATTGTATTAAATTTATAAAAGAAAAATATAAATTATGAAAATAGATTTATCAATAGCTTATCTTGAAAAATCATTTAAAATAAATATGGTTGACCATATTTATATTTTATCTAAAAAAGGAACTAAATTAAAATGTTTCACTTTATTATGTTCACTTGGTAATAAAGAAATGAAAATTAATGTTTCTAAAAAAGAAGGAGAAAAACTTTTAAATTTTATTAATACTAATTTTAAATTAAAATTATTATGAACTTAAAACAATATCAAAAAGAAATAGAAAAAACTTGGCTAAGGAATGATTATGATACTATAAGAATTTTGCTTGGTATTGGTGGAGAAGCAGGAGAGCTTTTTGAGCTTTATAAGAAATATTATCGTGGAGATAATATTATAGGTATTGTAGATAAAATTGAAAAAGAAATAGGGGATTTATCTTATTATATAGCAAAGCTGTGTAATTTAACTGGTTTAGATTGGGAGAAGATTTTAGAAGTAAATGTTAAGAAATTACAATCTCGTAAAAAAAGAGGAAAAATAAAAGGAAGTGGAGATTCAAGATGATTTATAGAATTTTCTACATAATAATGCTTATAGGATTTTCAGGTTGTTCTTTATTAACTGGAAATTTAAAATTAAAAATTATTGGGATACTTTTAACTATAGTGAACGCCTTAATTTTTTGGAGATAATAAATGAATTTATACTTTGCTCATAATTTTAATAATCGAAAAGAATTTAGAATATTAGAACTACAGTTAGAGAAAGAATTAGGAATTGATTTATTAAATCCTTTTTATGATGTGCCTGAACGAAAAGAAGAAATGAAAGCTTTAGATAGTGGTAAAGTAAAAAAATGGTGTGTTTCTGACCCTACCTATTTAGTAGCAAGGGATTTAAAAAACTTAGCAAGTTGTGATGGACTTTTAACTATCGTTGAAAAACCTTCTTTTGGAACTGCAATTGAAATCTGCAATGCTGTCTTAATGAGAAAACAAATTTTCTTTATTAGTAAAAAATATATAGACCATCCCTTTATTAAAGTTTATGTAGAAAATAGATTTAAAACAATAGAAGAATTTAAAACTTTTATTAAAACTCAAACTCAATATAATAAGGAGGTAGAATAATGAGACTTAAAGATTTTGAAAAATTTTCTGATTTGATTACTGACCAATTTACATACGGAGGAAAAAAATACGCTCATTCAAATGAAAGAGAAGCTACTGACGTTTTATTTGATAAACATGGTAAAAATTGGTTACTAGGCACTGTTGATAAATACACTTTCAGATTTAAAACTTGTAAAAGAGAAAAAGATTTATTAAAAATTGCTACTTATATGTTTATTTTATGGCTTAAAAGAGGATTTCATATAGATAAAAAAAGAGAAATAGCTATAGATACTAACATTAAAACTAAGCAAGAACAATTTCCTTTATTTATTGATAAAGTAAAAAGTTATCATGAGATTTATAAACGCCATAACCAAAACATATTGCAATTAAGAAGAGAAATAGGAAAACCCTTTGACCAAAAATTAAAAGAAGAATTAGAAAATAGTTATGTTGAAAATGATAAGGAATTACGGACAATTATATCTGAACAATTGGAAAAATTTTCTAAGGATGAATGGGTAAAAATAAATGAGTATGATTTGGTTGAGATATTTTATTTAGCTTATTTTTTATGGGAAAGAAATTTTAAAAATAAAGCAGGGCAAGATACTGATACATGGGTAGAGAAAAAGAAAGAAAAATAATGGAAGGCGAACTTAGAAACGAATTTGAATTAGAAGTATTGGATTACTGTTTTTATTGTCATAGCCCTATTTATGTTGGTGATGATTATGTAGTTGAAGATAAAAAAATGTTTCATACATTTTGTTTGGGGCAGTCAAAGAGGTATTTAGACCCCAATTTTTTAGATGAAGAAGAATAAAAATACGGATGAATAATAAAAGTAGAGTAATATTAATTGATAATGGAATTTTAATGTTCCGTTCTATTTTTTCGTGGAACAATGCAGTTCAAGCAAATAGACAAAAATTAAGTAATTTGAAAGGACAGTTAATGGAACTTAATGCTTGTGGTCGTATTTATAAGAATGATGAACATGTTCAAGAATTAACAGAAGAAATACAAAAATTATCAAAAAATATAAAACAAGTTATTCCTGCAACTTGGCTTTATTTAGCTTCATTAGTTGCTAATTTAAAACGAGTTGGATTTAATAAAGAAGATAAAGTAATTATTGCTGTTGATAGTAAGCATGGAAGCTGGAGGAAAGATATTGAAAGACAATATAAAGGAAATAGAAAAGCAAAGCGACAATCATTTCCTGATATAGATTGGAATCAAATGTTTTATGATTTTAATAGATTACTCAACAGACTTAAATATTCTACTCCTTTTAAAATAATAGTTATAAAAAAATTGGAAGCTGATGATATTATTAGTGTTTCGTGTAGATTCTTTACAGAACAAGAAATAATTATAGTGTCTTATGATAAAGATTTTGAACAACTACTTTCCATGCCCAACGTCAAAATATTCTCACCTAAATCAAAAAAGTATAAATTTGTTAAAGACCCCTATAAATCTCTTGCTCAAAAGATAAGAAGAGAGGCTTCTGATAATCTTGTTACTCCTATTTTAAATGAAAAAGATTATGAAAAAAGAAAAATGATAGTAAGTTTATTAGAATTACCTAATTGGGTAGAAGAGCAAGTTCGTTTTAAATTATCAAGTTTAGATTTTAATAATGGACAGTTCAAACTTCAATTAATTCCTTTTCAATCTATACAGAAAAGGATAAATAATATATATAAAAAAGATAAAGTTGTTAATTACGAAAATTGTTTAAAAAAGTTTAACAATAAAAATAAGAGGAGGAAAAAGAAATGAGTATTGAAGAAAGGGTTTTAACACTCATTAGAGACTTTTTAGGCTCTGCAAATGATATTCAGTTAGATAGTGAAATTTTAAATTGTTCTGCACCAGATATAAACCCATTTGATTCTATAGAAATTGTAATGAGAGTGGAAGAAGAATTTCGAGTTGATATTACTGAAGAAGAAGCAGAGAAACTTTATACTGTTCAAGATATTGTAAATCATATTAAAACAAAACAAAAGGAGGAGAAGTAATGAAACTGTTAAAAGTAGGTTCAAAAGCAATTTTGATAGAGAAAAAAGACGGAACTAAAAAGAAGTTTCCAGTTACAGAAGCAGTGGCAAAATACGCTAGTGCTAAAATTCCAGTAGGAAGTGTTATTAAAGCAGTGTTTGAGAATAATGAAATTACTAAATTAACTACTTATCAAAATAACAGCAATGCAGGTGGAGGATATAATAAAGGTGGATATGATAAGGGAGTGAAAAGATTTGGTGGATACAAACTTCTTGAAAGAGATGTATTTAAATCAGTTGCCACTATTGTTGCTGGAACTGAAGGTGTAAATTTTAAAAATGTAGAAGAAGTAACTTTAAGTTTATATAATAAGATTTTTGCAGTGATTTCTGTAAAGGTTGCTAAAGAAGGTGGACAAAAAAATGATGTGGATGATTTAGATGTTGGTGATGATTTAGGAGAACTTCAAGAAGAAGATTTAGGTGGAGGAATAGACGATTTGGATGAATAATATTAAATCGGCTCAAACTTTCAAATTAAAAAAAGACTTGTTAATAGTTGATTTAGAAACTACAGGAGTCAATCCTGAAACTGGTTCTATTATTCAAATAGGAGCTTGGATATTTTCTAAATATGGCTATTTAACTGATTTTTCTTTTTCTACTTATGTAGCTCCCTATACAAGAGAATGGACAATAGGAGCTTTTGAAGTGCATAGATTAGAAAAATCGTTTCTAAAAGAAGCTGGGAAGAAGTTAAATCATGCTCTTTATTTATTTGAAAGATGGGTAGAAAATTGTTATCCCAATCATAGAACTCCATTTAGACAAGTTCAACTAGCTCAGTGGTCGTGTGGTTGGGATATTCGTTATTTGCAAAAAGCTTATGATAGAGCAAAAAGGAAATATCCTTTTGGATACTCTCAATTAGATATTAAGTCTATTGTTACTTTTCAATTAGCATTGGAAGGAAAACTTCCTAAGAGAAAAAAAAGAGGTTGTGGAGAGAATTTTTGTGCAAAGCAATTAAACGTTATTGTAGAAGCTTCTCAATTACATAATGCCTTGTATGATGCGAAGTTATCTGGACAAATGTTAGAGCAAATCATAAGGAGGTATGAAGAATGATTAATAAACTTTTGAAATTTGTGGGTTGGATAACTTTAATAGCTATACTTGTATTTGTAGTCCAATCTCAATTAATAATAACAACAGTTGTAGAAAATCAAAATATATTACAAGAAAGGCAAGATAGAACTTTATTAATCTTAAATCAACAAGTGCAACAGCTTAATAAGAAGATTAAACAAATAGATTATAATACTTCAATCATTAATCAAACAATGAAAAAACCATCTTTTGAATATTTAAAATCTGTAACAGTTGCAATTCAAGGTGTAATAAATGAGCCTAAAGTAAAAGAACAACCAAAAAAACCACAAACTAATGGAGTGCCTGTCCTTTATAGAGATGTTAAAGAAGGTTGGATAGGAACAGGAGTAGTTGTAAAAATTACAGAAGATTTTACATACGTTCTTACTAATAAGCATGTAGCAGGGGTAGGTAGAACTAATTCTACAATAAGTATCCTTAATTCTATACAAACTAAACAAGCAACCATAATGAAATTTCATCCTTATTTAGATTTGGCGATAATTAGAGTAGATGGAAGATTAGAAGGAAAGTTAGCTATCAAAGGAGTTTCAATTAGTTTTCCTCAAGATAAAGTCTATTTAGTAGGGCATCATTTGGGAAGAAAATATATTTATGGAGAGGGAGTATTTGCAGGGTATGATAGAATTTATGATGTTATACAGATTCCTTGTTTATATGGAAATTCGGGGTCTGGAGTTTTTGATAAAGAAGGAAAATTGACATCATTAATTTTTGCGATAACTGTAATTCCATCTAAAGGAATTTTTCCTATAGTAGATGTAGCACATGGAATAGCAATTAATGGAATTAGTCTCAAAATATTTCTAAAGGAGTATGTAGAATGATAATAGCTTGGATATACTTTATTATTGCTATATTAATTACTGTAGCTTTTCATGAATCAGGGCATGCTGTTTCTGCTCTATTATTGAAAGTGAAAGTAAAAGCTTTTAGTATTGGTTTTGGAAGACCTTATTTACATAAAAAATTCTTTGGTATAGATTTTAGATTGTCTCCAATTTTATTAGGAGGTTATACTCAATTAGAAGGAGAGGATAGTAAAGTTAAAGGGGGATTTTTAGCTCAACGATACTACAAGAAAGTTATAATCTTGATTTCAGGAGTATTTATAAATTTATTAATAGCAATGATTTGTTATTGGATAAATTATAAATCTATAATTTTAGGAATAAAAATAGATTACTTACTAATAAAATCTGTATTAATAAAAGATATTGCAACTATAGAGTCTATTATGATTCTCCTTGTAAATTATAATATTAATTTCTTTTTGTTTCAATTAAGTTTGATTAATATTTTCTGTGCGGTGTTTAATTTATTACCAGTTCCTGCACTTGATGGAGGGTTTTTATTTATAGTTTGGTTAGAAAAAATATTTGACCAAAAACGATTTATTAAAATTTTAAAAGCTTTATGTTTTTGGGGGATGATAATTTTAGTGGTTTTACAATTATTATTTATCTTAATTTTTTGGAGGTAACTTATGAAAATAATATTATTACCTTTGTTAATTTTTATTTGGCTTTTAAGCGGATGCGTTACTACACCTATTTCTCAAGAAAGAAAGCGTAATTTAGGGGATGAAGTTGAAAGATTAATAGAAGACAGGAAAGAACCTAATCAGGTTCATCCGAGGAATTTTAAAAAGAAATGATTGATATTATTTTAGTTATAGCTTTTTTTGGATTTGTAATGAGTGCAGTTTATATGTCGAGTAAGGAGAAGATATGAGTAAAAAATGGGAAGAAGAGTTTGTAGGTCATATTACTGTTTGGGGAAATGAATTTGGATTATCAGAAGCTCTTCAAAGATTATTACAAAAATATATTCCAGAATATCCTGATAATACAGTTATGATAAAAGCTCGTAAAGGAGCAATATTAATAGAGAAAGTAAAAATATGATTTGGAAATTTTATATCTTTTTTATTTTAATTTATTTTTTAGAGGGAATTAGAGGTCTTCCTTAACAATCACTTTATTATTTAATGAGAGAGCAGTGGGGATTATCGGTTGCTAAAATTGCATATATAGGAGTTTTAACTACTATACCTTGGATTATTAAACCTCTTTATGGACTTCTTAGTGATTTAGTTCCTATTAGAAAAAAGAGAACTAAATATTATTTACTTTTTAATTATGCGTGTATGGTTATTTTAGGAATATATGTTTTTTTTAATGGATTGACTTTAATGACTTTAATTTTAACTGGTATAGCTTTTGGAGTATTTTTAGCTTCTTCAGATGTTTTTTGTGATTCTGTAATGTGCCAATATGAAAAACGATATAATATGAAAGGAAAAATACAAGCGGTTCAATGGTTTTCTATAGGAGTAGCTGGATTTATTACTTCATTAGGAGGAGCTTATATTGCAAAATATTATAATTATAGATTAGCGTATTTATTATTTAGTCTATTTCCTGCAATTATGTTTGTATATTTATTGAAATATTATAAAGAAAAAGATTCTAAAAAAAAGAGAGTTGAAGTATTAAAAAATATTAAAAAAGCATTTAAAAACAAACAACTTTGGTTAGCATTGGCTTTTTTATTTTGTTATTATTTGTCTCCTTCTTTTGGAATTCCTTTAATGGTAAAAATGAGAGAAGTTTTACATATAGATAAAATGTTTATTGGGGTTTTGGGAACTGTAGGAACTGTCTTTGGATTGATAGGATATGCTCTTTATTTCTTTAAAGTTCACAAATTTGATTTAAAAAGAATGTTATATTTTATGGTAATTTTTTCAACCATAGCTACTTTATTTTATTTATACATACCTAATCAATGGGTATTATTAACTTATAATATTATATTTGGAACAGTTGGTGCAATTTTGCATTTGATTCTTTTAGCTTATTGTGCTAAAATAACTCCAGCAGGGGCTGAAGGATTTACTTTCGCAGGGATAACTTCAGTATTAAATGCAGGAATGATGGGTAGTTCTGCTTTGGGAGGATTTCTATATTCTAAAATAGGATATAGTAATTTAGTAATATTAAGTGCATTAATGACTTTAATTTGTATATTATTTATACCTCATTTAAAAATAGGACAAAATGAAGAAACTAAGTAAAAGAAAAATTGTTATGAATGAAATGGATTATATAAAAAAAGAGGCTAGTTTTAGTTTACCTTTTAAAATTAATTGGCTGGATTTGATAGGTTCTTCATTACTTTTATTATCATTATGGTTAATTCCTACAAATAATAATTGGTGGTTATTATATGCTTTTGCTTGTTTTATTTGGATAAGAATAACATTCAGTAACAAATTATATTTTGGAATGATTATGAATACAATAGCAACTATTATTGGTCTTACTAATTTTTTTAGAGGTTTATAAAATGATTAAAATTATTGTTAATGATTTAAAAATAACTCATAAAGAAATTACAAAATTATTAAATAATATGAATAAAAGTAAAGATTACAATGCTTCTAAAATTTTTTGTTATCCAATTAGAACTATAAAAAAAGAAAGAAAATGATTAATCATTCTACTTTTATCACTGCTAGATGTAAACAAACTAATGAATTAGTAGGTTTAATCAGAATCATAGGAGATAGCACTTATGAATATTATTTTTCTGAAGTAATGGTAATACCATCAATGCAAAGTAAAGGAATAGGAACTAGATTAATAAAAAAAGCAATTAATTATTGTAAAAAGAATGACTATATGCAAATATTTTTATCTTCAGCGAAAGGGAAAGAATCATTTTATAATAAATTTGGATTTAAACCATGTAAATTAACTATTATGAAAATAAAAAATTTAAAATTGGAGGAATAGTATGAAAAATAAACAACTAAAATTATTAGAATCGTTAGTAAGAATCCCTTCTCCTTCAGGTTTTGAAGAAAATATTGCTGAATTTATCAGACAAGAATTATTACAATATCTTCCTAAAAAGCAAGTAACAATTGATTCTCAAAATAATGTTATAGCTATTATTAAAGGAACTTCAGATAAAACAATTATGATAGATGCTCATTCAGATGAAATAGGATTTGTTGTTACTAATATAGATAAAGAAGGGTTGATTAGTTTAAGTTATATAGGTGGAGGAGATAGTTCTATTTTAAGTGCTAGAGATTTAATCATATTAACTAATAAAGGAAAAATAAATGCTGTAGTAGATAGAAAACATGCTCATTTAGTAAATGATGAAGAAGATGAAGCTATTGAACATATTTATGAAGCAGTAGTAGATATAGGAATAAGGAAAAGAAAAGCAGTGTCCTCAGTAGTAAAGATTGGAGACCCTGTAGTTTATAAATCTTCTTTTAATCATCTGAGAGAAGGATATTATTCAGGATATGGATTTGATGATAAGTCAGGTTGTTTTATTCTTATGGAAACTATTAAAGAAATAGTTAAATCTAAAAAGAAACCTTCCCCTACTTTAGTTTTTACCTTTTCAGTTCAAGAAGAAACTGGAGGAAGAAAATGTAGACCTTTAATCAAAAAATATAAACCTGATTTATTTATTGAAGCTGATGTTACTTTTGCAACGGACTATCCTGAAGTGGATGAAAGACAAGCTGGTAGATGTGAATTAAATAAAGGAATAGTTCTGTATAAAGGAGTAGATATTGATAAAGAAACTGTTAAATTATTAGAAGCAACAGCAAGAAGACTTAAAATAAAAACTCAATATCAAGCATCTAGAGGAAACATGGGATACACTGCTACTGAAGTTACAAATGAAGGTGAAGGAATTAGAGCTGTAATTTTTGGAATTCCTTTAAGGAATATGCATACGCCTGTTGAGATTATAAATTTAAAAGATTTGAATTATGGTATCAATTTATTAAAATCTTTTCTTTTACATAGAAATATAGGAAGGATGTTGAGCAAATGATTAAGAAGATAGAGGAGATAATAAACGATATGACCTTGTTTGATTACGACTATACAGACGCAGAAGGTAATGTGTATAATATTCCAGTAGTTTTTGATGAATACCTTAAAGCTCACCCTACATTTGTAAAACATTTAGCCAAAACCCTCGCCTCTGCCCTAGAGCTTGATGAGGGGAAGGTAAAAGACTTAGTTAAATATCCACCATTGATAAGACCTATTGTTGATGGTATACTGCAACCTCTAAAAATACCAGAGTGGCAAGTTGAAAATCCGAAAGCATTGATTAAAGCCCTCTGTTCTAAATACAAGGAAGGAGAGTTAAACAAATGAAGAAAAAAAAAGAACAACCAAAAATGAGTAGGGGTTTAACTCATCCAGTTGATTTTGATGTAGATAGAATTTTATGGATTGAAAGACAACTGTTTTTATTTGATGAATCTATTAATAATAAAGTAGCATTAAGAGTAGTTAAACAATTAAAAGCTTTGAATTATATAAATACAAAAATTCCTATTACCATGTGGATTAATTGTTATGGAGGACAATGTGATGCTGGTTTATCTATTATAGATGCTATTCAAAAAAGTAAAGCTCCTGTAGCTACTTGGATTACAGGTGTAGCTTGTTCTATGGCTTCTTTAATAAGTATAGTAGGAGATGTAAGGATAATGTATAAACACGCAGTCTGGATGAATCATCCACCGCATGCAGGACAATCAGATTATGTGTCTTTTATTAAAGATAGAATGATAAGTCATAATATATGGCAGAAAACTAATAATCAAATACTTAAAAAATATACCAAATTATCTAAAAAAGAAATTAAACAAATGTTAAGAGGAGAGATGTGGCTTACTGCTAAACAATGTTTAAAAAAAGGAATCGTGGATAAAATAATATGAATATAGATATAGTAAAAATAGGAGTTTCTTTATTACTTGGTTTACTAATAGGTTTTGAAAGGGAGCAAAATGACAAGCCAGCAGGTTTAAGGACTATAACTTTAGTTACTTTAGGTTCTACTTTATTTGCTATTATTGGATTAAAATTTGTTGAACCTATGAATTTAGATATGACAAGATTATTATATGCTCCTATTGTTGGCATTGGTTTTCTTGGTGGTGGATTTATAATGAAAAGAGGAAAAAATATTGAAGGAATTACCACTGCTTCAACTTTATGGGTAATGGTTGGAGTAGGTTTGTTATGTGGAATTAGTGAATTCTATTTAGCAATTGTAACTACTGTTGTAGTTTTTTTAGTCTTAATGTTAAAGTATGTAAAAATTAAATTAAAATTGAAGTTAAATGGAGGAAAACATGTCAAAAGAAAAACTAAAAGTTAAAACTATAGTTCATAAAATGAAATGTTGGGTTTGTGAAGGCAGTGGTTATGTTTTTAATGAGAAGAGTATAAAAACTACAAAAGATTCTGTATCTATTAAATCTAAAAAATGTAAAGTATGTAAAGGAACTGGAATTTATAAAGAGAAAAATTATATTATGACTTATAAGGGAATGGGATTTCAGGTAGATAATATAAATTAATTATGAAAAATAATTGTAAATTATTTATAGCATCTTTTGGAGAAGCAAATGAAGAACAGAAGCAAATAATAAAATCAACTTCAAGTTATAAATGCTGTGAATTGGCAGATGCTGTAGAATCTCTAATGAATGAATACTGGAAAGAATTTAAAATAATTATATTTAAAATACTGAAAGGCAAATAAATTATGATATTACCAGTAGAGAAACAAGTTTGTGATTTAGTTTATGCTAAGAAACTTAAAAAGTTAGTAAAGCAAGAGAGTTTGTGGTGGTGGCAATATAACACTACGAGACAGATGTGGCAGGTGTTACCGAGGTATATTCAAACAGATGGTATTTCCGCCTTCACTGTTGCTGAGTTGGGGGAGATGTTGCCTAATGCTTTTTATAGTATATTTTTAGATATATTCAAGTGTTGGATTTGTTTTGAAAGTAAAGATGATGGAGAGATTTGGACTGACCACGACTTACGAGCCGACACCGAAGCCAACGCTAGGGCGAAGATGTTAATTTGGTTGATAGAGAATAAGAAAATAAATTAAGGAGACTAAATGGAATATAAAGAAATAGTTTTATCTCATGTTCAGGATTATTTAAAGTTAAAAAAATGGAAACAGAAAAAAACTGGTAAGTTATTAATGATGAATTGTGTTTTTTGTGGAAGTTTTTCAGCTCAAGTTATTTACGGTAGCTATAGAATTCAGTGTTTAAACCCTACATGCTCAAGAAAGAAACCCTATTCTTTAATTTCAATAGTTAAAAAGTTAGAAAAAGATAAAGCAGAATGGGATAAAGATAAAATTATTCAATATTTAAAAGAGTTGTTAAATATTAATGTTGTAACTTCTGTTGATGAAACCGAATTAATTAGAATCTTTTCTTTTTATGAGCAAAATAGATTTGCTATTGTTCCTATAGTAAAAAATGGTAAAAGACCAGCAGAAAAAGATTGGACAAATATAACTCATTACGATAAGAAAGAATGGATAGATTGGGTAATTCATAAGGGATTAAATGTTGGAGTTAGAACAGGAAAAGTAAGTAATATTACAGTAATAGATGTAGACCAAAAACCAATTCCTGAAGTTATAAAAAATCTATTACCTAAAAATTGTTTAATCCAAGAAACTAAAAATGGTTATCATATTTTCTTTTTATATGAATCAGATTTACCAAAAACAAGAATAGACGAGTTAAAGGTAGATATAGAAAATGATGGAGGACAAGTTGTAGTTTATCCTTCAATTACTGATGATTATAAAAGAAAATTTTTAAGTAATAATTCGATAATTAAAATGCCTAATGAATTGAAAGAATTTATTAAATCAAAAGTTGGAGTTAGAGATGTAAAAACAGCTTCAGAAAAAATTAAACAAGATATAGAAAGAGATACATTTAAAAAGTCTCTTATTAATGATGGAGAAGGTAGGAATGATTTTTTAATTCGTATGGCAGGATTATATAGGAAAGAATTAAATATTAGACAAACTGAATATGTTATACGAATGTTAAATAAAGTTATTTGCAATCCTCCTCTTTCTTATAATGAAATTAGAGCTATGATAGGAAGTGTAGATAAATACTCTTCTTTTGATGAAACAGAATTAGCTCATAAAATCTTAAATTATATTAAAGAAGTAGATTATGCAGGTAGAAAAGAAATTTCAGTATTCTCAGGAGAGAAACCAGAACGTATAGCTAAAGTTTTAAATTATTTAGTTAAAGAAGGGTATCTAAGCAAAAAAGGTTCTGCTTATTTTGCAATTAAAAAATTACAATGGAAAACTGATTTAATTAATATGGGTAAAAGAGTAGATTTTAAAGTTCCTTATTTTCATGATGTAGCTTATTTTAATTATGGAGATATGATTCTTATAGGAGGTCTTACCAAACTAGGAAAAACTCATATTTCTATGAACATGGTTCAACGATTAGTAAAACAAGGAATTACTCCTTATTATATAAGTTTGGAAACTGGTTCTCGATTTACAAGTATAGCATTAGAACTTGGTTTAAAAGAAGGAGATGTAAAACATGCTTTTTGTGCCGACCCAACTACTATCAATTTAGAAGATAATGCAGTAACTATTATAGATTGGCTTTTAATTAAAGACAAAGCTAAGAGTGATTTAGTATTTCAACATTTTGCAGACCAATTAGATAAGACTAAAGGATTTTTAATTATTTTTATGCAATTAAAAGATAATAATGATTGGTTCGCTCCTAATATGGTGCAACAATTTCCTTCACTTGCTACTAAATATATTTATACTGGCAATGAACAAGATGAGGATTATGGCACTTATGGAGAATGGATAATTGAAGGTATTGTAAGAGAATCAAAAAGCAGGAGAAAGTTTTTCAAAATACCTTGTATGTATAGTTGGTCTTCAAAAGAATTGAAAAGAATAGATGAGATTGAAAATGAACCCGATAAAAAAGAAAAACCTGTTATAAAGCCTACAAAGGTAAAAGATGAAATAACTAAAGTAACAAATGAATTTGAAGGATTACAAACAGAAGCTATAGATGGTCATAAAGAACAGAATCTTCCTGTTAATCCTTTAGAGCCAAGAAAGAAACAGCGTGGCAGACCGAAGGGAAGTAAGAATAAAAATAAAGGAGGAAAATAATGAAAGATTTTGATAATTTATGTATAGTATGTAAAGAACCAGTTGAAAAAATACCCGATAAAGATTATCCCAAATTAATTTATAGATATTGTAATAATTCAGATTGTCCTCGACTAGGATTATTAACAGTAATATTTAAAACACAAAGGAGTAAATAATGGATAATTTATCAGAGAAAGAACAAGAGTTATTAGACTTAATTACCACCTCAACTGAAAAAGTAACTGTAAAATTAATAGAAGAAAAATTAGGTGCAAAATATGTAGGTGCTCTTGGTAGATTAATTGGAAGAGATTTAATAGAATCCAAAAAGGAAAGAATAGAAAATGCAGATGAGTCTAGTCCATATTTAAGAAGAATTATAAAATACTATACAATTAAAGAGAATGATTTAACAGGAGAAGAAAAATGAAGAAGTGGAAAATAAGTAAAATAGAAGAAGCAATAGGTAAAAAGCTTAAAGGGGAAATAATATGTATTTAACATTAGACCTTTCTTCAAAATGCACTGGCTACGCCAAATTTAGTAAGGATGGAAAATTGATAAAGAAAGGAAGAATTATTCCTACTAAAGATATACATCCTTATTTAAAAATTCATTATGTAGTTGAAAAAGTTAAAACTCTTTTTGCAGGGATAAATGAATTAATAATAGAAGGATTGTATTTAGGGCATTTTAATGGAAAAAGAAATGTTACCACTTTAATTTATTTGGCTAGATTATCTGGTGCAGTTATTTATGCTTGGATTGTTCATAAATACAAAATTCCTCATATTTATACAGCTTCAGGAGCTAGGGCTTTGATAGGAATAAATGGAAGAGCAAATAAAGCGGAAGTGCAACTAGAAATTTTAAAAAGATATAAATTTGCTACTCCTATAAAAATTAAAGAATACGAAAGAGGTATTAATGAATTAATAAATAAGTATAAAAATAAAGAATTAACAAAAGGACAATTTAAATATAGAATGGGAAAAATAAGCAATTTGATAGATAAGGAAACAGAAATAGGAGAAGACGTTGCTGATAGTATAGTGCTTGGTTTGGCTTATCATAAAAAGATAGGAGAAAAAAATTAATAATAAAGACAAAAAATATTTTTGTAAGGATTGTGGAAAGAAAGTTTCAGATTATAGAGCAAAAAGATGTAGAAAATGCAATTCAAAATTATTAAAAATAATAATGGTAGGAAAAAATAATCCCAATTGGAAAGGAGGATGGAGATATTATTGTCCATCTTGTGGGAATAAAATTTCTTTTAGAGCTAAGAGATGTAGGATTTGTGAGAATAAGAGAAGAAATCATAAAGGTAAAAATAATTCAATGTATGGAAAATTAGGTCGAACTAATCCTAATTATGGAAGTAAAAGAACAGAATCAACTAAAATAAAAATAAGTGAGTCTTTAATTGGCAAATTAGCAGGAAGCAATCATCCTAATTATATAGATGGAAGAAGTTTAAAACGTTATCCTAGAATATTTTTTAGATTAAGAGAAGAAATTCGTAAACGAGATAATTATATTTGTCAAAATTGTGATATGACTGAAGAAGAGCATTTAATAATTTATGGAAAAGTATTATCTATTCATCACATTGATTATGATAAGGAAAATTGTAAAAAGAAAAATCTAATTACTTTATGTAATCAATGCAATATTAGAGCTAATTACAACAGAAATTATTGGTTTGCTTACTTTAAGTATATTATGGAGGTATATTGTGTCTGATTCTAAAAATCCCTTAGAGCTTTACATAGCTGAAAAATTAAAAGCTATAGACCCTAATGCAAGACCAACTAAGGCTTCAGGGGCATCTACAGAAATAGCAGATGTTTTTTGTAAGTATTTTTATGTAGAATGTAAACAAAAGCTTTCTAAGCTTAATATTATAATGGATTATCGTAAAGAGTATTTAAAATTAATTTCTCAAATTTCAGTTGAAAGTTTAAAAGAAATTTTTATAGCAATTGAGAATAAAATTGGAGAAAGATTTATTGTTATAGATAGTGAAACTTTTTTTAGAATTGTTAATAAAGCTTATGGAGGAAAATAATGAAACCTACACGAACTAAAAAACCGAAACGAGGCGGTAAACGTTATAGTATGATAGACTTAGAAATACAAAGATTAGAAAAGTTACGCAATACAGAAAAAGATTCTAAAAAAATACAATTAATAGATGAGTTATTACAAATTTTAAAGGGGGATAATTCCTATGGGCAAGAAGAAAAAAGAAGAAAACACAAATAAGACATTTAAAACTCAAACTGAACGAAAAGCTATGCTTAAAAAAGTTATAGGAGAGACTAATAAAAAATTAAAAGGAAAAGTTATTCATTTTGGAAGTAGTGTAGAAAGTTGGACTAAAACTCCTTTTGGAGTAAAAGCTATAGATGATATGTTAGGAGGGGGAATTGCTTATGGACATTTTTCAGTTTTATGGGGAGCACCTGCAACTGGAAAAACTACATTGGCTTATAATCTAATTGCCCAAGCACAAAAAAAAGATAAAATAGTTTATTTAATTCCTTTAGAAGCTTTCGACCCTGATAGAGCTAAACAATGTGGAGTTCAATTAGAAGATTTAGTAATTGGAGAGTTTTCAAAAGCTGAAGAGTGTTTAGATACTATTATAGATTTAGCAAGGAAAAAATTAGTGGATGTCATTGTATTAGATTCTGTTCATTCTTTGTCTCCTACAGGAGAACAAGAGAAGAAAAGTGGAATAAAAAAATCTTTAACAGATGATACTATGGCTATATTAGCAAGAAAATTATCCGAATTTTTTAGGAGAGCAGTGCCTCCTATAGCAAAAGCTAACATTGCTGTTTTATTGATTGGACAAACTAGAACCAATCTTGGAGGTTTTATAGCTTTACAGACTTTATCTGGAGGAAAGGCTTTATTGCATAATTCTGTTTTAACTTTGTATATTAGAAGAGGACAAAAAAGCGATGCTCCAAAAGCTAAATCAAAAGTAATGGAGATGGATGAAAATGATAAAGAAACATTTAAAACTAAAAATATAATTGTAGGGTTTGATTCTGTTATCAAGATTGATAAAACTCAAACTCCAAATACTCAACATGAACTGACATCAATTCATTTACCTTTTTATTATAAAACAGGTTTTACGAAACCGAAGGAAAAGAAGGAACGACCAAAAGCAGA